AATTACCACTTAAAATTGCATTGACCAATTTTCTTGGTTTCTTTTGTAATGGCATACCACCTTCCATATAAGGTTTATCAAGAGTACCTTTTGCATATGGTGGTAATGGTCTATTTTGTGTTTTTGTCTCAATTCCGTCTGCGGTACTAAACACACTTTCAATTATTTCTTTATATTCTATTCTTGCGTTTAAGTATAAGTTTTGTATTTCGGTATCAAGATTAGTTAGTGTGAACTTTGATTCCATTTGATACCACCTCTTTTATTTTTTTACTTCCTCAACCTCAGGAATTAGATCATATGCTGAATTTTTAGTAACTTCTACAATTTCCTTATTAGCTTCTTTTCCTCCACCATGTAAGAATACATTTATTTGTTGTAATCCTTGTGGCTTTTTCATTCCTTTAATATCAATAGCAAGTCTACGGTTTTGAATCGTAAAACTATCTTTGCTATCAGACATAGCGTCTGAGACTATCTTTTGTTCTAATAATTCATTATCTCTAAACCCATCATTTGTCATTATTTCACGCATTGTCTTAGAAATCTCTTTAAGATTATTTGTTTTCCAAAGCATTGTTGCATGAACTTTTAATTTTGTATATAAAGGTAATTCTGATGAATCTATTATTTTATATTCTTCAGTAAGTGGATTTCCATGTTTATCAAATCCAATAGTTCTAATTTCCATTTTATAAAGTTTTTTAACTACTGTTTGATTATGATAAGACGCTAAAAAAGAAATAAACCCACTATTCTCGGTTTTTTTACCACTATGAGGTTCAACAAAGTCTTTGTCTATAAACAAAAGAACCATTTTTTGTTCAATTTCACTTAACTCCATATATTTTTGTGGTAAATTAAGCGTCTTTTCTATTAAATGGTATTCGTTTTCATAAAGGTCCATCTCGTTGTCTTTAATTGCTTTTAAGTAGTCAACCTCATTTTGCTGAGCCAACTCTATCGGTTTGCGATTTTTAGGCTCTAAAATTGTTTCTCCAAATAGTTCCATAAATACACTCCCTCAATTTAAAAATAACATTTTTTTTCAAAAAAAACAATAAAATCATTTGAAATCATTGTTTTCCTGGTGTTTTTAACTCGTTTTTAGTCAATAATCTTCCGGAATTGCTATCTAATTGCTTTAAATTTTTATCAGTTACTTTTTCTTTCGTTTCTAAGAACATCTGGTTACCGCATTTTATACATTCCATCACTTTGAAATTATTATTTGCAAATTTTATTACTCCAAAACTTTCAAATGTATCCCCACCGCATTTTCGACACCTGAATTTTTTTGGCATGATTTATACCAAACTTAAATATTCTATCAACATCTTACTAATTGTTGTATAATTTTCTCCAACTACTGTTGCTTTCCAATTATCTTGACAATAATGATTTATTACAAATCCTTCATTACCATTTTCATCAACCTGGATACTTACTATATATGTGTTATGATCATCGGTTTTTGCTAACTTTTGTAACAATAACATTTCATCATATGCCTTTTTATTGATTAATCTTCTTTTTGTCATTGGTTATTTCTCCTTTGGATATTCTTTTTGATGCTCTTTGCCACATTTACTACATTCATAGACAAGCGCTCTAGCGCCATTTTCTACATTATGATAAATGTAAATCCATTTATTGTTACCACATTCACATACTACATTTTCCATATTTTCATCTCCTTTAAGGTGTTGGACACCAAGTTTCATAATTTCCTCTTAATCCTGCTGGTAAATCATCTAATGCTAAACATACTCCTTCTTCAAATGCTTCTGCTTCACTATTGGCTAAATCTAATTGAGTGTTTAACCATAGTATTTCAGCATCTAATTCAGCAATATAATTTTCAATTAATAATACTTTGTCATTGGCACTTTCTAATCCAGTAACAGTAATACTATTATCAGTTATAATAATATCTAATGAAGCATTAATCTCTACTAATTCTGCTTGTACAGCAGCAAGTTCAAGTTGTATATCAGCTAATCCGCCACCTGTACTATTTAATGTAGCTTCTAATACAGCTAGTTTCTCAATTAAAGTTACAGTTCCATCACCGTTTAAATCTAGTTCAAGTTCAGTAAATCCTTCTGATATAACCCACGCTTCCACTTGGGCTTCTATAACTTGCAATTCGCCATCTAATAATACAATATCACTAACTAATTCAGTAATAACTAATTGAGCATTTGCTAACTCATCACTACCAGTCCAATCTAAATAGCCATTTAATTCATCGGCATAAACAATACCGCCAGTTATAAATAACAATAATACAACAAGAATACTAACTATCTTGATCTTTTTCATCTTTTCATTTTTTTTCATTTTGTTTCCTCCTTTTTCTTTTTGAGTTTATCTACTTGATTCATTTATTCCACCTCATCTAGAT